AGAGTGGGTTAATAACAAAGAAAATATGCTACATTGGAAGACAAATAAGAGTCTCCAATGTAACACTGAGGATGATATACTAATGGTGGGTTATAGACAAGTAGTGAATGAAGATGGTTCGTTAGTTACTATTAATTAAGAGACCAATTGATGCGTAGATAGTCATCATCGTGCCATCTATCTTTTGCTTCTCCGTTCTCATCTACAAATATAAATTCCTCACAAAAGTATTCACAACTGATATTACCTAATTCTTCACAAGCACGTAGAAGTTCACCTATTCTATTATCATCTAACTCCAATTCATCTATACAATAAGCAATGTCCTTTTCAAGTTGTGTTGTACATTTGTTGCTCATGATTTAGTCTCCTCTGATGATAATGTTTCAATGAGATTGTCAATTGATTGTAGTAACTTTGCACCTGCAATCTTTAGTTCTTTAAGTTGTACATTGATTGGTTTCTTTTGTTGCTTTTCTATTTCTTGAATGTAAGATTTGATTGTCATTGATATACGGAATAGGGTAAAACTTTGGGTACCTAAAATGATAATCTAATAGGATTTCTTCATAGAGGTTCTTGTATTGGGGTTGGGTGTAATCAATCATTGGGAGTAATACGGAATAACGGTAATTGATACTGGTTTAGTTGTGCAATAGGACTGATCGATTTGACACAGTTGTTGCATCTTTTCTTGCTGTATCTTGTCTGCTTTATCAATACTTTGGATAACTAAATTGCAACCTAAGATTGTAAAGAAAGCAAGTAGAATAATACGCATTGTTTGACTAATAGTTGTTTAATGTTCTCATTGGTTTGTATAACTCCCATGAATTATTCCATTCATCAAGTATTCGTGCACCATCAATATTGTCAGGATTCCACTTCACCAATTCAGTGGGTTTGTTTGTTTGGACTTTCTTAGTTTGTTTCATGATGTTGTTAGTTACGGGGGACATAAAAAAATAACTTAGAGAGAGGATTAACCCCCCACTAAGTTATCAAGAATTGATTGATCTACTGTCTCGGCAGTAACACCTTCTAACCACTGATTGATGTGCCTAGTTGTTGTTTGACTCCACTTTGTTGCTGTCCTTATGTAATCATAATTTGGCAACTTTGCGGCAACTGGTGTTTTGTAACTGAAGAAGACTTGTGTGCCGTCATTGAGATTTAACTGGGTGCGATTGGCGGCGATTGGTGTGAGTTGCATTTGGATTGATCCGTTGCTTACACTATAGTGGCACTTTAAGCGTCACCCCCCTTCTTATATCCTATCCCTTCTATATGTCTTTATAGTCTCTCGAACAAACTGCACAAAGTTAGTTATATACTGGCAGAATTACACTGCTGTCGTTTATATTTTATTGTTACAAAAATCGGCGCGTTCGCATCTCGTTCTGTAAGACTTACTGTAGCTATGGTATACTTAAGAAGACGAAATAAACGAGGTGGGTTGTTAAATCCCACCGTGTATTATAATGTGAGTTACTAATACTATCGTCACCCCTTGTATGAACCACAGTGTAAACTTCATAACCTAATCTGATCCTAGTTCATCATCACATAGTTTCATCAATTCGTGTGCTCTAGTATCATCTATCATGTAAACATATTCATCCATTATTTCCTCTGCAATGTCCTTATCTTGTTTGATTAACCAATACAAATCATCACATAATTGTCTACGTTGTTTTAACTTAGTGTCCACTGTTTCTGTCTCCCAGGTCTCGCAATTAACTAATTGGTCATCAACATAGCAGCGAACATTTAGATCTTCCATTGTTACTTAACCTCCATTAGTTTACGGTGAATGTCATAAGTTGTATAGTTCTTTATATCTCTTTCGTACTCATCTAATACACTATTCTTATTACTTAGAAGCGACAATAGTTTCTGATATCTCTCATCTACCATCTCCTTAAGTACATCAAACTCATGTTGTTCTAGTGTTAGTTTCATTAGTATGCACTCCTTAATAATGTATACATTGCATCACGAACTTGATGCGTATCTTCTTCTGCCCCTTCATACGGTTGAGACTGTGCATAACAATCAAGTGCCTGATCTATCACATCCCATTGTACTTGAGTGAAGAATTCGTACATTGTGTTTAACTCTCTGTGAGAGTAATCTTTGTTGTTGACTGTGAATTTAGGCATTAGGTTACCTCAAATGGTTTGTGTAATAGTATAAAATCAGATTCAATATTACTGAAATAAGTATGAATCTTGATCTTAAGTTGCTTCCAGTTTTGTCTACTCCACGGGGTATAAGTTAAAGGACGATGTTGATAACAATATCCATTACTTATGATCGATTGTTGTTTAGCAGAGCGAACAGATAGAATTTGGGGTTTCATAATTAGGTAGAAAAAAATGGGATCAAAGTTGTGTAACTTTGTCCCATAGTTTGTCAAATACATCAGGACTTGAGTCCTGTTCGTTCTCATCATGACCTTCAAATAATCCGAGGTCAGATATACAAGAGAACATATCGTTTAGAAGTCTTACTTCATCGTGTGAAAGTTTCAAAGTAGGCATAATCAAATAGAGTGAAAAAACTTGTGTAGAAGGGGTGAGGAGTCGAACTCTGCTTAGGGCAGCATCCTCAACCCCCTACACTATAGTGGCACTTTAAGCGTCACCCCTTATGGTTTCGGATTTGCTGCAATTACCCTTGCTTTTGGATTACGTGCTAGTGCAGTTTCCTTAGCATCTTGATAATCTTTGGCATGAACTTCTTCTTTGAATACTGAACCTGAAACATACAATTGTACTTCCCATTTCATTAGTTTACCTCTGATAGATACCAGTTTTGTTTGTTAATCATCTCTTTGCAATCAGTACAACCCAATGCACTCCAGGCAAAGTGATATACGATCTGTTGATGTTCACATACTGGGCAAGTTATGGATTTTCCATATATACCTGCCCTGGTGTGTTTGTTGACCTTTTGTTTCATTGGAACGAATAATGTTTTCATGGTTTGGTAACAAGTTTGGAGAGCAATTCAATGATCTTATCTAACTTTTTGTTTTGTTCTTTGGCATAGTAATAAAGATCTTTGGTTGAATCAGTTGGGAGTTTCATAATAACTTAGCAAAGGAAATTACCATTAAGAATGTTAACATTATCACCACATCATATGCTTTAGTTCTTGTAAAGTATGGTATGCTAATTGCGTCTGCTATTAGATGCATTGTAGCCCCAACTGTTGCGCTTACGTGTAATATCGTAAAGTATGCAGTTACTATCAAGAATGACCCGATAATTCTGCCTTGAGTGTCAATTTGCATCATTTGTTTGCTGGACTGGGTGTTCATAAAATACATCACCATTATCACCAATCATTATTACTTTCCATGTATTATTGTCCTCGTCTTGTTGATAGATCTCTAAACATGTTTCCTGTTCATTGTTAGTAGACCAAACACGACTCCATCCCTCACGTTCTACATCAAACTCAAAACCTTTTGCCTTTAAGTTCTCAATGAACGGATCAATCACTGGTTCCTTCTTGTTAAGAAAGAAATTCATAATTGCATTGTAAAGAGAATCTAAGGGTGTCATTGTTCTGAAAATGAGTATAAAAAAGGGAAGGCAATTACCCCCTTATATAGAGGTAACCGCCTGCCCAATCTGCATTGCTAAAGCATTCTCTACGTTGATGAATCCTTCTTAGATCATAGCGTACATGTTTAGCAGGTGCTTTATAAGAAGCAGGTTTGTAAACTTCACCTGTATTCTTATCAACAAAGGCATGAACTCCTTGACCTTTAGCAACTATCTTATGATATTTGCGTCCGGTTTGTATCTCAAACACATAACGACCTGCTGTAGAATTAGTGTCGTAATCCTCTTGCAATCTTGTTACTAACTCTTTCGTCCAATCTAATACCATTTCAGGAATTGAACGCTGGTAATGTAACTCAATTGGGTGAAGGATTTCTTCAACTGATAATTCTTTGGTTGGCATAAATCCTCTGATAAGTGAGTGGGAGAGACAAAAACAGGTCTTACGATGCTCCGCAATTTGCTCCGCAAATGCCTGGTTTGTCTCTCACTATAGTGGCACTTTAACCGTCACCCCTTGTATAAACTCAGCATAATATTGTTCCTCTAATTTATATGCTTCACATTCTCTCTTTGTATCATCAGTTAATCCTAAGATATCCTGAGCACAATGCACTAACTCATGAAATAATGTCTTAATGTATTCATCTTCATCTAAATTTGCATCAATATGTAACAAAAACTCATCACCATTCTTTTCTTGATATCCTTTCACGTTATCATCACTTAAGTCGCAATGATATACTTCCACCACGTAATTTCCAATCAGTTGATGATGCTTTGACTCAAAGAATTGATACACATTACGTGCTAACTCTGAGTCAGTATATGCACCGGAAAAACATACTGTCATCGCGATTGTACCCCCATGCTAAAATTTGCTTTACTAAATCCTTCTCTGTTCACTATCTTAAATGTTCCATAATCATTGTGCAGAACATAACCTTCATGGTCACATCTCTCTTCACCAATGTAACATTCCAGAGAATCATCTGCATCAATAAATGCAAACATATCCATCTTAATTGACTCAACTAACTTCCACAAACGTAACACACTTACATCACATTCATTATCATGTGCTAGTGCTTCTAATGTGATATCATCCATCTCAACATCTGTCTTAATACATGCATTTAAATGCCTCTTAATCCTCTTGACTGTCTTATCATCAGGGAACTCGCATAATGTTGACATTTGACGGGCAAAATCACACATATCCTTTATATCATCTCTGTGCTCACTAATTGATACATTAGGTCTCACAAATAACACTTCATCATTACTTGGTAACGATTTTGTTAAAGGAAATGCAAAAGAATCTCTTAAATCTTTCTCGGCACGATATCCTGTATGAGGTGCAATTATAATGTTTTGTGTTACTATCTCATCAAAGTAATATGTGATAGTATTTGCTTGATAACATTCTTCACCACCAAATCCAATGAAATCACCTTGAATAATACTATCAACACGGGGAAGATAATCAAAGCAAGCATGAAGTATGTCACTGACTGGTTTTTTGTGGTTTCTATCTATATCTTCATGCGATTCATTGATCTTGATTAAAACTTTGTTGAATACAGACTTAGTTCCTACAAAGAACTTGCCAGACGCGGGATTACGTCCCCACACTACTGCGGGAGCACCGTCAATCTTTGCTGAAATAGTTCCATTGCTAGTAAACCAGTCAAGGACGGTCAAATCACCGTTTAGGATGGAATCTTCAGGATGTTCGATGTGAGTGTTTTTCATAATCATAGTATAAAATAAAAAATCCCCTAGAAGGGGATTTAGTGGTCAGTTTGCCTTCTGTCCCTCCGTCTCATTGAATGCTCTGTCGTATGATTCTTTGATGTAGTCTACAGTTTTAACAACAAATGGTTGAGCAATGTTGTAACCTTTGACCATATCTTTCCAAAGTTCATTAACTTCATAAACATGAATTTGATAACGAACTTTGATATCAGCACGGTAATCTTCCAAAGAAAGATTAGGTTTTTCAGGGCGAATCTTTGAGGCGGTTGTTGATTCGGTCATGATTACACGAGGTTGAGTAACTTTATTTACGCTCACAACGTGAGACGTAACAACGGGAGTGGACTTTTTGACTGTTGCAGTTGCGCTTGAACGGGTTCTGCGTTTTGTCATAGAGTGCCTAGTATGGTTACACTATAGTGGCACTTTAACCGTCACCCCTTATGCTAAGATAGTCTCAACCATTGCTGTTACTTTCTTTGCTGTACTTATTCCCACTCGATCATAAACAGGGATGGCAACTAGACCAAACTTCTTATCACTATCTCCAGTCCTAATTACCCTACCAATTGTCTGCGAAATAGCAATATGATTCATGTTACGCATAAACAATGCTGCCTCTAATCCTGGCACGTTAATACCTTCAGAAAGAATACTGTGGTGCAATACAACAAACTTCTTATCTTCTTCCTTACCCCATTCAGTAAGAACTTCAAAGAATGTCTCTCTATCTACACTCTTACCATTAATATATGCACCTGTCTTCGCTGTTATATACATCCAAGAATAGCCCCGACTCGCTAACTCTTTAGTGAAGTCAGTTTCATCTAGGAGATTAACTATCTGTGCTGTTCTTCTTGCACAGATTAATACTTTATCCACACCACATTCATCAATAGTTTCTATTAAATGCGTGGATTCTTTAGAGACTGGTGTTCTACCTGCCTCAGTCATTTCTAAGTCTTTGACTAATAGTTTAGGTGGTAGAATATATCCACTGTCTATCAATTCACGAGGACTAATTCTCTCTAATTCTTCTCCATAGACCTCCTTATCATCCATGCTTGGAGTTTCAATAGACTTATTGTACTTAGGAGTAGCAGTGAAGAAATAGCAGCGAACATTATCCAGACCTGCATAAAATTCAGTAGCAGGATAAAAATGTCTTTGAACACTATTATGTGCCTCATCAAAGTATACACTATCTACATTTATACCAGACTCTTGTATTCTATGCAGTGAATGATATGTAGTGAAGATTAACTTATTATAACGATAACTCTCTTTCTCCCACTGTTTAATAGTGTCAGAATTAGTAGTAGAAAAATGATGAGTATCTCCACTATGTACGTGCAAAATCTTACGTTGTAACATAGGATGTATTCCTAAGAACTCATCAAAACTCTCACTATGTTGTTGTGCTAATAATATACGTGGCGATACAACTACAATGGTCTTTCTTTCAGGTCTCTTATTAAATACATCCCAAGAACATGCATTAAACTCTCTTTGTGCATCTTTAATCATGCACAAAGTTTTACCACCACCAGTAGGGACTATTACCTGCCCTTTAGGATTGGTGACCATAGATTCAATAACACGCTCCTGATGTGGACGCAGTTTAATCATTTCAACATTCCATACATAAAATCAATTGAAACGCCTTACAGACGCTTCTAGGGACACTATAGTGGCACTTTATGCGTCACCCCTTTGTTTCTTTCTTCGTGCTACTTCCTTAGCAGTTACAGGATGTTTTAACTCACTCTCTTTCTGCTTACCTGTTGCTGTTAATCTAAGGTCTCTAAGTTTCTTCTCACCTTTCTTATACACTGCCTTACGTTCAGGAGTAGAATAAGACTTTTTACTGGGTCCACCATAAGCACTTTTACCAGTTGGTTTATACTTAGGGTCAGTCTTTGGTTTACCCTTCTGAGTAAGAAGATTTGATGCTACTTTCTCTTTATCCTTAGATGTTTGGGTTGAAGATCCCTTAAGATCTGTACGAGCACCAGCACCACTGGATTCCCTTGCCTTACGTTCTCTATATGCTTTCTTTTGTGCTTCTTTAGCAGATAGTCCAGCACTACCTCTTTCTTTCTGTGGTTGTTGCTCACGTGTAGACCTTGGTTTCTGTGTACCAATATCTTTACGTGGTTTGTATGACTTAGCAGGTGCAGTTTTACCTCCACCTATTGCTTTAGTCCTACGCTTTTCAGGTTCAGTCTGCTTTCTTTTACGATCAATCCTTCCACCTTCCCCTTGTTTACGGATCTCAGATCTACCCTGAATTTCAGGATCATATGCTTCAGTAATAAACTGTTGAAAAGTTTTCATCATTCAGATACAGCAGTTGCGTTAGCAAATCCACCATTCTTGCCATCTGTATTTTTCATCACTGAAGATGTTGGATCAGAGGAATACTGTTTCCTATCTGCATAGGTAGAAGTCCACTGAGCATCACCTGTGTAATAAACATCACCTGACATAAATGGTCTTGGTCTTTTGATATGGTAAGGCATGTGACTTAGTTTTTAGTTATTTATCTCCTTTTCTTTCTTTGCACCAGGTTTAGAAACCATTCCATTAGCATAAAAATACTTAACTCTTTCTCTGCGAAGTTTGAGTAAACGAGCATACTCTGTTTGTTGTTCATTGGTATAATGAAATCCTTGCTTGCGCCATGCTTCTCTCAATTCACGCATTTTTCTAAGAACTTCAGCAGGTCGGTCAGCAGGGCGTTTCATGAATTTAGTAATGATTGTAATATAGTGGCACTTTATGCGTCACCCCCTTAATTATCACATTCTGAGTAATGTTGAGGATGTGAACATTCACGAGATTTTATATACTTTAACTCATGCCAATTCCAATGATGACATAACAATAAAGTGTGAATGAACTTATGCTTATCCTTCGGACCACCGTCCGGTTTAGATCTAACAGCAGTTTCTATCGTGATATACAAATCATCATAGAAATAAACCCATCCCTCATCCACACCATATTCACCTTTATCCCATACAACATAATCATTAACCCGTGGCACATAAGGTTCATCCATGATGTATTAAATCAGTTGTTGTATGTAGTTTAAGTTGGTGGGGGAACAAATCCTGGTCGTGGTTCAAGAGTGGGATATCTAGGATCATCTTGCCACACTATTTTAAGATCATTAGGATTCTCGCCACCTGCAACATATCCTTGCCATTTATCTGCTGCTTCTTGCCTAGTCAAATGAATTGCACTATCATCAATCAAATGTAATCCATTAGAAGCATGGAGCATAATTTTATACTCTTTTTGCTGGTCTGTCATTTGTAGATTGTCCTGTATCTCATTATGTATTATATCATATTTACACAAATTCCGCAAGATAATAATCCACGGTTACTTCAAGTTTTGCTGCCTCCACTTCACAATCAGCAATAAACTCATCAATTAACATTTCAGTTGAACTTGTTTTAGGAGACAATTCCCCAAAATCATTACATTCATCCATCAGTTTTCTCCGTGGTAGGGTTACATGCACAATTTTCAGTCTTTACTACATCATCATAGTTTTTCTCAAGTTTATTATATAACCTGAGAATAGATCCATATTCATGATGTAGTTGCTTTTCTTCTCTTGTGCTCAAATAGTTAAGAGCAGACAAGAGAATAGACAGTTCATTCTTAGATAACTGTACTAATAATGAGTTCATTTGGTAAGTATCGCTAAAGGAATGTCCACTAATTGTGGTTCGTCGGCATGTAAATCATAGCATAACCATTCACCATCGTCAAAGATATATGCATATTCTTCATTATTAACGAAGAAATCACCGTCATTAAGATCTAAACGAGGTTCAGTCTTTTCACCACGATCATTATAATATTGAACATGATTCTCCACCTTCTCAAGATTCCAATCAGTATCAGAATCTATACACGAAATATCTCCACCA